CACGGCCCCTTTCCTCGATGGCTAAGGATTGGGGCCTTCAGCTTGGGGCTGATGCAATTACATGCGGATCGGCACTATGATCCTGATCGACTTCTGAACCATTGCCAGTGCCCTCTTCAGTTCCTCGGTGGCCTTGGGGTGGGCCAGTATCTTTTCGATCCCGCTCTGATAGGTGCGGAATACATCCATCTGGCCGGTGGACAGTTCCCGGAAGGGTGGCTTGCCCATTACCCGGTACTTCCGCCCTTCCCTCTCTACCATAAAGTATTTGGGGGCCACGGCCACGATCACACCTGAGACCGGGTTCTTATATTGCTTCCGGGTATAGGTGACAGTTTTCCGGCGCTTCAACTTGCCGGGTATCTTCCGGGATGTAGCATGCCGGACCTTATGGAAGGGACGCCATCGGTGGATGTCGCCCACTACCTTGCGGACCTTCAATTTCTTGATCCCGCGCTTTTTATCGATTAGGGCGGCCACCGTGCTGAATGCTCTGGGATGTAACCGGCTGACTTCCGGCTTGTCCACGTAAAATCTGAGGTATAGGACATCCCGCTCGTCCAGGGTCAATTTCTTGTCTACCACCAGTTCATTTATGACCTGATGGGTGATCTCCCGGAGCAGCCGCTCTTCCCGGCTCCACACTGTCCAGAAGCGGACATCATCTTCCTCGATGTGCGGGGTGGCATCCATCGTATCGACAAGCTGGGCACCCTTGTATCCTTCCAGGGCTTCGATCCGGGCCACTTTCTCATCATACCCTAGTTCGACCGGATCACCCTCGCGGGTCCGCTTATGCAGGATGACCATCTCTGCCAGCACTTCTTTTGTGGGCTTCTCCCCGTTATTGGCCTTTTCATATTTTTCGGTTACACTGGAGATGATCGCCAGCTGCTTGATCATGTCGCGGGGTAGCTGGACGCCACTCCCCCGGAGTTTCTTCGCCATGTGGCGCATACGCTGCTTGGCGCGGGTCTTCATCTGCATGAGCTTCAGGTCGCCCGTTTTCTTCGAGCGGATGGCTTCCATCCCGCCAATGAGCATTCCCTGCTTACCCTCAGAGATTAAGTCCGCCACGTCACCTACCGGCTGGCCATCGATGAAGCGGACATCCAGGCCGTGGACTCTGGCAATCTCTTTTGCCATGAAAACCAGATAGGCGATATTTTTCTCAATGACCTTGCCCATTTCGAGCATCTGCGGCATCGTAGCCCGCAAACGCATAGAAGCCGGTTTCCGACCCGATCCCGGTTTTTGGGACCGGACATACGCATGGACCGGCTTTCCGGCTCTCAGGTGCGGTTTAACGCGAGTAGCGGTCGATTTAAGTAGGACCGGGAACTTAATTCTTAGCATTAGTTTTCTTCTTGAGCTTCCGGGGCATTTTAACCACTGGCATCTCCACTTCAGTTTTGCAATTCGAGCATGTGGCCACTACGCCCCCATTGACCTGATCAATGAGCAGGGATTTTATCTTATAAAACATTCGCTGGGGGTCTACCTTATCGACCTTGGCAATCTTTTCATTGCAGGTAGGGCATCTCCCCTGTGCGGTCAGCTTATTTGCCACTTACCGACTCTCCCTCGTTTTCGAGTAGGTGGTCATTCAGCACCGCTGCATGGTGGAACATCTTCCGGCCCAGGAGTGCCCCGGCCAATTCTTTCTGGACCTTGGGATTGTCGGGGTCCTTTTGTGCCTGAGCCGATAGGGTTTTGACTGCCCGTGAGGTCTGGTCGTGCTTACTGATGGCCTCCCCCCGGAGCGTCTTCAGGTCTGTGAGCGCCTCGCCCCGCATGGTGTCGCAGGTCTCCAGGCGCTTGGCCATTGTGCTGGCCATAGTCTTTTTCAACGGCTGCGGCTTAGGCTTGGACATGCAATCTCCTCCTCATTAAAATTCTCGGCATCATGGATTTGGTAGCTGCCGCTGGGGTTGCTCCTCCACCACCCCCGGCCATTGCGGCCATCGGCATTCCCCTCATAGCGATTTTCTGCCGAATAGCGGCCATGTCATCCAGCTTGGAACCTTCATGTAGCATATTCATAACCGACTTTTTCTCGCTCAGGCGCTCTTCCGTAGCCATATCATGCGGAGTATCGGTTAGGATCATGTGACCATCCACGTTCCGGTTAGCTCCCTTGCGATAGCCCCGGCTGAAAAACTGATCGATGGTTGACCAGCTGTGGGCACCCGAGGCCATAGCGATTACGGTTGTGGCCCCAAACGGTCTGTCAGATTCCCCGGTGTGCTGGAGGTTCAAGCCCTCAGTTCCGGCGTCGGTATGGATCGCAAACATTACTTTCGGGTCCTTCAGGTAGGCTGCCTTCGCCTTGGCAATGGCCGCTTGACTCATCGGTCGGCCATTCTTGTCCTGCCCCGAGAATCGGACCACTTGCTTACCAGGGTAGTTCGCCCGGACAAATTTCTCAATCTGAGCCACGGTGGTATAGTTCCGGGCATACATCAGGACCTTTTCAGATTTTCCCTTGGTGGCGATATGATTGTCGATGATTGACTTCATCTGGGCATATTTCGGATTTTCCTTGTGGTCGTGATCGTTCAGTGTTTGGCTAATCTGGTGATCCCGGCTCATGGCATTGATCTTGCCCTTGAGGTACTTCTTTTGGATGGCCTTATATTTTTCCGTCTGCTTAGGGGCCAGTCCGACGGAGTGGTTGTGCATGTTGAAATTGGACCCCTCAACCCGTTTTTTCACGGTGTAGATTCTGTCGTCCAATTCGGCATTCAGGATGTCCTGCAATTTCTCTTTCAGGCCAGCGCCCTTATGGAGATTTTTATATTTCTCCATGAACGCCTTTTTATTGCCGTACTTCATCGGGTCCATGATATTCAGATGGAAATACAACTCGCTCAGGTCGTTGGGTGTGGGTGTCCCGGTCCCGGCCACGTAGTACGGCACTGCTGCTGCAATCTTTGCCAGTCCCCGACTCATCTGGCTACCGGTCTCGGCACCCTTGGTTCCGGCAGTATCGCGCTGGGTGATCTTGTGGGCTTCGTCGGCCACCACCATATCGAATCCGGCGGCTTTCACCAGAGCGTGATCAAAGTGGAATTTTTCCTTGTTCACCAGTACGATGGTATCTGGATCAGCCTTGTATGCCTCAGCCCGTTTCGACTTATCGGCGTGATCCACGATCACTACTTTGTAGTCGGAGAACTTGGCCACTTCCTCAGCAAAATTACCCATCAGTTTCTTGGGCATGGCAATCACGGTTTTTACCGGTTTACCGGTGGTCTCTTCCAGGTGGGCTTTCTGGAGAATGTAGGCCAGCGACTTCCCGGTCCCCGCCTCGAAATTCAGGTAGACCTTTTTCTGAAGGCCAATCAGCCGGGCAGCAGCCTGCTGCTCCGGGGTGATATTCAATTTCGTCATTGCCCCGTCTTCGCCGGAGGTGTAGGGCTTGATCCCGGTGGGCAACCAGTCATCCCGGTTCTCCCGGAGCGCTTTAATGCTTTGGGGACTCGGTTCCGTTGTGACCTGCCTGAACTGGGCTACCATTTTTTCGTTGATGAGTTTTTCGTAAGCCTTCGCCTTAATGGTCATGGTATAGTCGCCGTGGCCGTGGCGCTCGATCCGTACATCACCCTTATTCAATCCCAGCTTATCCACCTTCGCATTCAGGGCCTGCCGGTTCGATGACTTGATGGTCAAATCCTTTTTATGACTCTGGAATTGGTATAGGAGCTCGGCGGCCATGTGCAGGCCACCTTCAGCTTGCCCGTAGGCCAGATAGGCCCGGTTGACGTAGGCCAGCTTTGCGGCTGATCCCTGCTGCCGGGTGGCGAACAGCATGTCCTTGCCCTTGGTGAATTTGGTGACGTGCCGCGCCCGCTCCAGGTAGCCATCACCCTTATGGACAGCATCGAGGGCAATCTCATTCCCCTTGTCAACGATATATTGCCGGTAGTTCTCGACAGAACCTGCATACTCCTCTTCCCCAAGAGTATTCCGCAGGTAGTAATCGGCCAATATGGCAGCATTGGACGCTCCCAACTCCTGCATAAAGGCTTCGCTGATTATGCTGGTCCCTGCCATTTCGCCAGTAATCCCGTGAATGGCTTCGAGGGAACCTTGGGAAATCATCTTGTCCATGTCCTTCCGGCCAGCACCCTTACTCTCGATCTCGTTGCCGTCCTGATCGATTCCCCCACGGGTATTGACAATCAGGTCGTAGTGGGCCTTGATCTCATCCCTGAGCGCTTTTTCATCCTCAACCATCCGTTTCAAATCGGCGGAAGTGATGTCAGAGATGCCTACAATGTCCGATCCGGGGTGAGTGACCATTCCGGTGCGGAGCTGCTTATTTATGACCTTCAGCTCGCGCTCATGCCCCTTGATGGCATAGTGAGCCACCAGGAACTCTTCGGCATTATCACGGATCGCCTGAGCAATCCTCTTTTTATCCTCGTCGTGCTGGTCGTCGATTCCGATCTCTTCTCCCAGCATGACCTTTTTGGCATCCTCGATTATGGCGTTGATCGCACGGCGACGGTCGGCATGGGCCTTGCTGATCTCCCGGACTCGTTCCGCTCTCTGCTCGGGCTTGGACAACTTCTCAAGTTTTTTCTCGATGGCCTGCCGTTCCTTGGCGGTGACTTCGGTTTCAACCTTCGCTTTCTCCCGGATCATTTCGTGGAGCTCTTCCTTGGCCTTGGTGCGCTTACCACCGACCTCTTCCCGGCGGGTCTCCAGTTTTTCGACCTCTTCCTCGTCCATCTCCTCCCGGCGCTTCGCTCGGGCAGCTTCCTTCGCATCCTTGGCTTTCTGCCGGGACAGCCGGGACTCTTCGGTGTCGGCTTCTTTTTTCCTCGGCTGAAGGATTTTGTGGGTGAGGCCGGATTGCTCTGGTGCCCAGACTATCGAAGCGGTGCCATTGGAATGGGGCAGAATCAGGATGTGTCTACCGTGGAGCGGGCTACTGGCGTCTGTGATCGTAACCCATCGCGCTCCAGGATGCTGGCGCATGATGTTCGAGCTCCAGCTTTTCTTCAGCTCTGGGGGATGCGTGATCTCATGCTTACCGGTGCGGACCCGGTACTGCTTTTTCGACATCGGATGGGTCAGGTAAAATTCCCCTGCCCGACAAGCACTATCCTTGTGCATCGAATAGCAGCAGCCCTTCCGCATAATGCTGGACCCCGAACGCATCCAGAGAGGGTGCGGTATCGGTATGCCGTTCTGTGGTTGTCTGCCCTTCGTCAGCGTTCGGGGTCCAAAGTTTTCCGTGATGGATTTTCCGAAATCCTTCAATTTTTCCTGATAGATACCAACGACCTTTTTCCAGAACGCCCGGTATTCATCCTTGGCCCACTTCGGGGCCGTGGCTTTCTCGTACATCTGCCACTGCTGCATCGGGTCTTCCCTGCCGGTCAGGCTCGGTCTCAGCCAGATAAAGGTATTGCCAACCATCCCGGCGCTCTGTTGGGCCATGCCCAGTTTTGTCCGCAGTGCATCCTTGGTCTCGCAATCCTTCGCCCAGCGACGATGGTTGCGGATACCGGCATTCATGGCTTCCCGGCGGGTTGCCCCCTGTGCCCGGTTATAGGATGACACCCGGACCATTAGGCCGGATTTCAGTTTGCGAGCATGGCCTTGTACTTGAGGCATATTTAGGTACCTATTTTCATTCGAGTTTTCATGGGAATAACCATCGCCTTGTATAAATCAGGGTCCTTCGGATTGAACGTCCCCCTGTTCTCTACGGCTTTGATCTGGGTAGAGGCCAGGGTGATCCATACCCGGTGCTTGATCTCTGAATTTGTAGCATCCCCCCCGATATGGGTGATACCATCATGGCCGCCATATTTCAGCATCCGATTGACAATCACATCATTATTTAGGTTATCGTCCATGCCCCCAAATAACGTGACGCGCTGCGCTGTGGCTCCCTTGATAGCGGCATAGAATTCCAAGTATGATTTGGACGCCCACATTTTCTTGAGCGCTGCGGTGTAGGCTTTTTCATCCAGCATCATTCCGGCCATCTTGGCTCCGCTCCGGCGGCCTTCCCGTGCTGATTTGATCAGTTTCGTGAAGGCGGGGTCCGCTTTGAATTCGGCTATCAGCTTCCGGGGCATCCGCAGGTCCATATCGAGCGGGTTGCGGATATTCAGATATACGCTGTAGGTCTGTGGCTCCAGTTTGGGGATGCTTTCCCGGACCAGCTTATTGAACTCCGGGTCATGGGGTAGGTGGGTTGTATTCCGATATTTCGACTGGTCAATGAGCTGGTTTAGTTCCACGTCAGTCAGATTGGGAACGCTCTTCAGCCCGGCCACGCGCTTCTTCAGAGCTGCCCGGCGGGATGTCATCCAGCCCGGACTCATCCAGCCATGATTGTATTTGTCGGAGAGCTCGCGGACAGTCGCTCCGGCCTTGTGCTCCTCAATTATCTTCAGCACTTCTGTCAGTTGTTTTTCGGCAACCGGTAGACGTTGGGCGGCATAGGCGTTGATCTTTTTCCGGTTCTCGGGGTCCTGCACCATGTAGATCGTATCATACATCGTGCCCAGAATTTCATAGTTGGTCCCCTTGTCGTTGTAGGAATCCGCCACTGCTTTATTTTCAGTGAAATAGAAGCCTCTGCCGAATAGTCCGGGCAGGAGGGTGTTTTTGTCGAAGGCTTTGAATCCGCCATAGTGGGTGCCGTGGTACATCACCCGTGGCTTGCCGCCTTCCAGGTTCACTGTGCTGGCGTGATTTTTCTGGGGCCGGTGCTTCGGATCGACCACTTTGCTGGCGTTCTTGGCCTTGGATTCCCAGTCCCCAAACCATGCTTTGAATTCAGGCGAGCGGACACCCAGTTTTCGGTAGTTCGCGGTTGCCCGATCCACCTTGGCCTTGGAAACTTTCACCCCCTGCTGAGATAGGATGCCTTCAGTCTTCTGGGTGAGCTTCTTGATATTTTTTCCCGTGCGACTGATGAAGAGCTCTTCCATTCGCTTTTTCCGGGCCTTCATTCCGGCGGTGAGCACGGGGCGGCTTATGAGCGCCAGATAATCATTGATATATTTTTCCTGCCATGCCTTGGTCTGATACTTCGGATTCCGGGGTGTGACCGCCCGCATGGCCTGCCGCTTCCGGCTGGCAGCCCTTTTGAATCCAGCCTTGACCTGTCGCCAGTCCTTCCCCGGATCGCCGGTGTTGGATACCTTCCGCCAGTGGGAGCCGTCGGCATGTGTGGAGAGGTGCCCCACCTCAAATTTCTTGCCCTTCATCAGTGTGGCCACCAGGGCCTTTTTCACCTTCCGGCGCTTCCGTTTACCCTTGATCCCTTTGGTATTCAGGTACCCGTCGATGGTCCCGCCACCCTCAAAATACTTAACTGCAAATTGCAACTCCCGGTCAAGTTTCGTGATCTCTGCGTTGATCATGGACAGCTTGCGGGCAGTGATTGCCAGCTTACCCTTTTCCTTCGCCAGGGCCGGAATGATCTTGGCTCCACCCTTTTCACCGATCCGGGCCAGCACGTCCCCGAAGTCATCCAGGAGCCGCGCAAGGTCCCGCTCCAGTGACGCCCGGCGGGTTTTGTGGACCCGCTTATCGATGCTATTCCCTTCGCTGGCAAATAGACCTGTCTGAGTCTGAGCGGTCTGGTATCGTCCTACCATGCCCCGGAGCGCTTCGATGGATACCTTCCCCATATTCAGGCGCTTGATAATGTTCCGCTGGAATTGTGGCCGAAGCTTCCCGGCGGCTATGACCTCCCCCCGGCTGATGGAGAGTGATCCGTGCTTTATCATTTCCTGTAGCGCTGGGATCAACGTCAGGAAGGATAACCGGCGCTCCACCATGAGCTTGGAGGTGCCGACGCCCTCAGCAACCATTTCCGGGGTGGAACCGGTATCGATCATTTTCTGGTAGGCTCGGGCCTCTTCCATCGGATTCATCTGCACCCGGCCAACATTCTCGGCCACCTGAATCGCAGCAATCTCTTTCTCGTCGGTCGTTCGGTATATCTCAACCTTGGCCACTTCGATACCAGCGAGCTGCATAGCCCGCCAGCGACGTTCCCCAGCTATGATCATAAACTCGCCCTTGGCATCGGGGTGTGGCCGGATTGCAAGGGGTAGCAGTAGTCCGATTTTCTTGATGCTGGACGCCAATTCCTTCAGGGCCATTTCATCGAAATGTTCCCGTGGCTGAGTGGGGTCCCGGTGGATTGCTGTGACCGGCACCCTTGCCGCTTCGGATTCCTGTCCCGTTCCGCCGGTGGTAGCAGCACCCCCGAATAGGTCTCCGCTGAGATCATCTGCATACTTGTATTCATAGTGGCCAGGGGGTCCTGTGCGGCTCAGGTACTTATGGCCGGGCTTCACCGATCCCGGCTTAGACTTCTGAAGCCTGCTGCGTGACCTGATTAGGATTAGCGGCTGAGGATGTTCCATAGTTCCTTCAGTGTGTAGGCCAACCCGATCAATGCCAGCGCATAGGTGGATAGGTCTTGCGCTTCAGACCCTAACCACTGGAATATGCCCTTCACTTCACCATAGGCCGTTGCGGCAGCACCCGGAATGAGTATCCTTACCGCCACGATGGCGACCGCCAACAGGCTATACACAAGAATGTGTTGCCAGCGCTTCCGAATAGCGAGCTGTTTCTTGGTAGCCCTCCGCCGGGGGGGTTTGTTATGGAATCTCTGTGTGCGTTTCACTGAGCCGCCTTCCTGACTGCCGCGACAGTCTCAGCATATTTCTGCTCTGCCTTGGCCTTCGATTTTTTCGGGTAGGTAACGAGATGGATCACGTTGCCGGAATCGGTATCCTTGACCTTGATCCCGTAACCTGTCTCACCTTCCCAGAACTCATAAGATATTCCGAAATCACTGTAGGTCTTGGTTGGCCGGGCCTGCCCGATATTGCTGAATTTCACGTAGGGGGCGGCTCCCTTGGCCTTGTCCCGGCGGGCATATAGGGAGGTCCATCGGTTTTGGAATTCCCGGCGGTCACCCTCTTTATAATTTTGCCCTCCCCCGGCTTTGTAATGCTCCGCCAGCTGTTTGGCTTCCTTCACGGCTTCCGGCTGAGAGCGTAGCCAGTCCTGATATTTTTGCTCAGCTTTGACTGAGCGCTGGTGCATCTCTTGGTGGACGGTACGGCTATCCTCATGCTCCCGGACGGGCACCACCTTCCCGGAGCGGGTCATCCGGGTGTGAGCCTTCACGTGGGCCTTTGAGAGCCTCTTCCCACTTACAAGATGCTCGGCATAATCCATCCCCGTTTGGGTGATAGATCGCTGATTGAAAAATGATCCACTGGGAGAGGTAAGCCTACGCTCTTTTTTGGGGTTGTCGGTTTTGACCGTGTATCCCGCCGACACCAATTTCTCAATATGGTTCGCTCGGGTATCATGCTTGCCATTAAGCCCCATCTGGGTCTGCAATACTTTCTTTGCTCGACCTCCCGCAATTCCCCCAATTCTATTGGTGAACTCATCGGTAGAGTAACGCTTCGGCTTGGCGGCTTCTTCGGCTGCGACAGCCTGTTTGGACGCTCTTGCCGCATGTTGCTCATCCTGTTTGATCCTACGCTCTAAATCTGCCGCACGTATAATATGATTGATGGATGGGCTGTCTGCATAACTGGCGAAGGTCCTATCGCCCTCTATTTTATTTACCGTCACCTTCCCCCTCGGGGAATTCCATGTATCTCCCACACTAACGCTAATATGAGCCGCTGCTCGGATGTCGGTGTGCTCTCGGACGGGCACCACTTTCCCGGACTTCGTGCGCCGGACATGCGCCCGGACCTTGGCCTTGACCATACCCTTTTTATCGCCTCCGTGCATGGGGGTATCGGAAGTGATCTTCCGGGCCTTATCATTTGTCCGGGGGCATTTCAGTTTGAATTCGTCGATCCCCATCTTGGTGCAGCCCAGATACATATCCCGACGGTCATAATTCTTGAGGTAGTCTCGGACAGCTTCGGTCTGGGTCAGCCAGCCGATCATTACTTTATCTTCGTCGTACTTGCCGGTTTTCACATCCTTTTGATGGATTATGAATATGTCCTGAGAATCGCGCTGGTTCGGTCCCAGGAAGCAATCGACATGATCCTTATCGACCCCGCTGGTCCCCCGGATGTAACCATAGTCATAATGGAGCAGGCTCCGCCACTTTTTGCCATCGGAGTCGGTCCCCTCGCGGTAGGACCCCGCCGGGTTCTCGATGGATATTCTCATTCCATGCAGGGTGAGGCGCTTACGGATAGGGTGCCCACTCCAGGTGCGCGACTTCAGTAATGCTTTGGGGATAGGGACTGTCAGGGGTAGGTCATCGCCCCGTACCCCGTCCAATACCCTATCCCCGCAGCCCTTGGAAACTATACTAAAAGCTTTCTCCAGTTCCCCGGCCACAATCAGGTCGTGAACATCCGGTTCCCCATTTCGGGGGGGGCAGAGGGAGACCCCCCCCGCTGCATCCATGCAGAATCGGCCCATCGGTAGGGGCCTCTGGAGAGATTGGTTCACTACAGCCCGTACTCGTCGAGGTCATACTCGGAGAGCTTGAATCTCTTTTTCGGATCGATGTTCCGGCATATCCGCTGGAGCTTTTCGATCTTCCGGCGACAGGAGCGGATTTCCCACGGTTCCTTCGCGGGCTTCTCCACTTCGGCGGTCTCGGCTGCCATCCCTTCCGACACGGATGTCGGAGATGGCGTCTGCCCGGCCTGCCACTGGGCTACGGCCATCAGGAGTTCGCCCTGTAGCTGTCCGATCTTGGCCATGATGGCCATGTAGATTTCCTTACCGGACTTCGTGAATTCGAGGGACTTGGATAAACTACCCCGGTGGATGGCTTTCGCCAGTGCGGGAAACTCTTTTAAGTTGATGGTTTCCATTGGGTTACTCTCCTGTGATTTTTTGGCTCTGTCTCGGTCCTTCGCTTTTTGGGATGCAAGATAATCATCGCCGTGTATCCCCGCCTTACTGTTATGCTGGTACTCAGCCGTCACATGGGTTGCCCATCCAGGAGAATCCTTCTTAAAAGTCCCCTGCTTAGCTGCGTGGTATTTTGCATGAGCACTATGGTAATCCCTCCGCTCCCGGAAATATTCTGTCGTATCCTTGGGGTGAGGGGACTCGTGTGTGGCGGGCTTGGACAGCCCTTTTGAGCCTCGTTGACTCTCCCGCACCATGACCACCTTACCGCTCGCTGTCCGGCGCTGGTGACCCTTGACTTTGCTGACTGCCTTTCGCAGTGCTGGAAATTTTTCGAGTGTATCCATTGATCCATTCTCCATTGATTTGGTGAATTGTGGGGGACCGTATTTGACCCTCAGTTTCTCGAATGCCAGATCGGATAACCGATATATCTTTTCCCCGTGAAGATTGGTGCTGTGCAGCCTGATGCCTACGCCCTTCAACTCAATATCGGTGGTGAGGTAGTACGACCCGGCAGAGCCGACATCATATTTCCAGATAGTGGGGAGGGTTTCCGTCTTTACTGCCGCTGATCCGGGAGCTGGCGCTGCCTTCCGCCCCCTGTATGGTTTCAGGGTGCTATACATGGGGTCCGCAAGGACCTTGCTCCGCTGGCCAACGTAGTGTTTCGCCTCAGCCTGAGACATTTGCCCCTCACCCCGGAAATGGGCTATCAGCTCGGCGTCTGTCGATCCTTCATCATTGGCCAGGACGCTGTTGATCCACTTCCGCTGCGATTCAGCATTCTTTTCTGCCAGAATGGCCTTTTTGCGGCGGTTCTCGTCGGGAGTTAAGGATTCTCCCTTATTCCGGTAATGGAACTCACCGTGCCGCTGCTGAATCTTTTTGAATGCCGCATCGGTAACTCGATAGGTATTCAGGCCACGGGCATGATCACTGCCATCACCCAACTGTGTGATCCCACGGCCCTTTAGTTTCAGGTGTGTGGTGACGAGATGGCTGCCACTAACATGGGATATGTCATATTCTCGCACCGGTACAATCTTACCGCTTTTCATTCGGCGGGTGTGAGCCTTGACCCGGCCATGTGATTTCCCCATTGTCCCCAGGCTGGTGGTCATGCCGGTTCCTCTCTGGATCGCACCCTCAAGCATCTCATTGTAGATACCCAGCTCTTCAGAGACCTTCGTATATCGTTGGCCTCTGACAATCCTCCCGAATTCGATGTCATAGAGGTCCAGGTGATTCAGGGTGATCTTGATCGTATGAACCGTATTGGCGTTGCGTCCGATCCTGAATTGCAGGTAGGGTTCCCCTTTCTCAGATAACCCCGCCCCGAAGCCTTTAGCCCCGATCATGTAGAGCGCACCGCCTCCTATCTGCTGCCGGATGGTCCGGGCCACGGCCATGAGATATTTCCTATCGGCTGCCTGCTTCTTGGCCTGACTGGTCTCATGCTCACGGACAGTAGCAACAGCTCCACTTTTTAGGTGTCTGATGCTGCCTGACTCGGGATTTGAGTAGTATGGGTTTCATGGCTTTTTACCTTTCATTGGCATCTTAGTTACCCCCGTCGCCCCCCTGCTTACTGTACTTGTACTGGAGCGTTGCATCGATCTCAGCCCTGAGTGTATCCAGCGCTTCGGTGTCGAGCGATGCTAAATCGCAATCTCGGGCCACCATCAGGATTCCCGGATCAAGGCCGGTCTTCTTGTGGACAATCTGCCGGATCGCATCCATGACCTGCTGGCCTTGCTGCGCTGTCATCCCGATGGGCACTCTGGCCAGGAGGATGGAATCTTCCCGGACTTGTAGATTTGTGATATGCTCATCTGAGATAATCACTTGTGGGGGACCCTCCGGCTGGGAATAATGGGCCTGTACTTCAGTCATTCCGCACCCCCAGCCAACTGCTCTAATTTTTCTACATCCGCTACATTGATCTGATCCTTTATTGCGGACGGCTTAGGCTTTTTCCTGAATATTGCCCGCAATAGAGCGCGGGGATAATCCCATATTCTGATATACCAGAACCTCCTGATCCTCACGGGGGACCTCAGGAATTCCGGCACGTATATGATGGGTAGCTCTCCCATCACTAATGATTTACGATTGTTGGCACTCATACCTCTGCCCCCGCCTTTCTCGCCAAACGAGCCGCTTCCCTTTCACGCTTGGCGGTGTTTTTCAGACGGGCCGCCTCGGCGGCCTCGCCCTCAACCCGGTCCTTCTCATTCTGGAGAATTGCCTCTCTGATACTGACCTCCTGCTGGAGCAATTCACTCTCAAGTTCGTTGATGGATTCCATCTCTTTTTCGAGTTTCCGCGCTGACAGCCAGCGGGTTAGAAACCAACTACCATTGATCAGGTTATCGTAGGCTCGGATTTTGAGAATATTGGCGGACACAGCCTGAGAGAGTGTGTTTATCGCTGCCACCTGATCGTTACACCGGCGGTTGAGCAATTTTAACTCATACAACTGTTGTGCGTCGTTCATGTGCTTTCCCTATTTTTGCCCTATTTGGAGTTGTGGATTTCCCTTCAGCCATTCAGCCTGCTCCGCCTTGGTCTTGTCATCCACGGCGAATTCGACCCGGCCACCCTTCAGGTAATAGAGGTCGGGTATCCAGACCGACCACCTACAGCGGCAATGCGGGTGCAGGGGCAGTACTGGCATAGCTCGCTCGTGATGCTCCCGATCCCGTAGTTTGTGATTCTCGATCTTGCGGCCACTGAGGCCACGACCGACATTGCTCTTCCCTACCCAAATTTCATTCTCCCAGCGCTCCGCTATCTCCCGGTATTTTTTCGACTTGGGGTCCAGCCCCTCCAGGCTGGGTGGCGGATTGTGAGTGACTCGATAAATCTTTTTATTGACCAGCTTATTGCAATACTGGCAGGCGTCATCATGGCTGTTGCCCAGGACGTAGCCACCTTCCGGCTGGCTGGCGATAAAGCCGTCACTGGCGGACCTGTTGGCCTCAGTGATGGCCACTCGTTCCCAGTCCCGATTCAGGACCGAATTGGGGGCCACGGCCATTTCCCGCATCAGCTTAGTGGCCAGCTGCCTCCGGGGTGTCCGGGTCTGTAACCCTTCGAGAATGATATTTTTGATCTGCTTTCTGGCCCGTTCGGTAACGCCCTTGATATTCATGGAGGCATACTGATAGGCGAATTTGATGGCATTCACTTCGACGGGGTTTAGCCGCAGTAATAGGATTGCTTCCCGTAGGTCCTTCGGCAGTTTGGATATATCTATCTTGATGGGTTTCCCCATGATCTCACCACCGGCCAGCTTAGCGGCAGCTGCCGACTGGACAATGATCTTATGGACCTTGGCCCGATCCACATGGAGCGCTGTCATCAGGATTTCTTCCAGCCGATCCATCTCTTTACTGGTGAGCGGTTCGCCGTTAGCCCTGTAGATCGTATCGGCTTTTTTCGCCTTGGAGAGGGTGAATGTCCGCTTGGCAATACCGGTGCTCACCAGGATGGCCTGAATGATTTTCTTCGGGTCCCAGAGGGCATAGAATTCCTTTTCGAGCTCCCAGATAGCCGGATTCAAGTGGGGGCTGGTGATCCGCTCTCCCTTGGCAGCTTTATGCAGGTCGAACTCCTGCGGTTGGCCAACGAGCGTGAGTCCAAGCGCCTTTGTTAATTCGATAACCGCCTGTCGCCGGGTCTTCAGGTTAGCGTCAACCAGTTTCGCCGGTATCTGAAGGTCAATCTTCATCATCGTCATCTAGGATTGTGATAGTTATCATGGCTTTTTCCAATTGAGCCGCTTCTTTCGATGAGCGCCGTTCCTTGGGCTGTCCCGCTTTCGGTTTCCCGTTGGTACTCGGTTTCGCGGCTGGCTGGCCGGGCTGTGGGGAGTTTTTCTCTTCGGGATCGGGGAATCCTTCGCCCCCCAGATAGTCCGGGCCGCCTTCCTCTTCACCGGGGAACATGCCCATGCCCATCGCCTCTTGCTGCTTGGCCTGTAGAGCTGCGGTGATGAGCTGTAGGAATTGGGGATTGGCTGATCCGGGCAGGTCGTAGATATTGACATCCCCCATCATTAATTCCACTTCGTTTTTGTCCTCGGCCACCAGCAGGTCATTTATCGACATCGTGGTTTCGAGGCCCTTGATCTGGAGGTCCTTATTCTTGACCTCATCCTCGACATCCAGCCCGGCCCAGGCCCATTGAAGGCCCTCGATGCCGGTCAGCTCCTCTACTATCTCGCTGCTGTTGATTATGCTCCCGAGATAGTTGAGGAAAAACCTCAGTCCCTCATCCTGTGAACGGACCTGTACGCCTTCCTCTTCCTTTTTACTGAATAGCTTTTGTTTGCCCAGTGTATTTTTCTGACTGGCAAGGCTGATATTCTCGGGTCCATTCCGGCGAAGCTGCACAGGATTGAGAATAGTGTCGATACCCATAGGAAATCTTCCATCTCCTTGCTGGATTCGTGGAAGCGCGTGAATGTGGGCTTGACTCCCTTGGGTGTTCCCAGGACTGGATATTTCCAGTGATCCTTCCGCCCGGATGCAATTCCCCAGATCAGCTTGCGGAACAGTTCCATTTCCTCCCGGCTGAAGCCGTCTTCCGTGGCCCCCTCGATTGTGATCATGCCCTTGGGCATTGTGCCAGTGCTCCGGCGAGTATAGTTATAGATAATGCTATCCACGATGTAGCGAAGGATTTCCAGCGATTTCTCAATGATACTGTAGCCCTGATGCTGCTCCTGAACGTCGGTGGTGCCAAAGGCATGGCTCAGGATCATCATTTCCTCAGTATAGGCCGCCTTCCGCTCCTGATGCCGGTCTACCTGAATGTATCGCGCTTCGTCGATGTATTCTTCATCCGATATACCGGCGGTTTTCAGGAGGTCCTTATAGTCCTTCTTATCCCATCGCCAGTTGTCCATCCCGCTTTTCACCCGGTCAAATTTTGGCAGTACATGATGGATCGTTCCCCCGTCTACCAGTTGCCACCCTAATGGACTCCCACGGAAACTGAATTGTTTGTTGAAGCTGCCCCGTGTGCGGACTATCTCAATGGCCACTTTGTCAAGGTCAAAAAAGTCCTGATAGGCGTAGCAAATGAATTTCGTCAAGCTCGGCTTGGCTTCGTTGGGTACCCAGAAAAATTGCTTCGCAAATATCTGCTCGAATTTGGCAATCTTGTCCTGCTCGCTTTTGGTGGCCTTCCGCTCGGAGTCAGTGAACACCAGATTGAATCCGGCTTTTTTCCCGTCGGACACTTGGGCGAATTCTGCGAGCTGGTGGAATCGGTAGGTTTTGATCATCTGGGGAGCTGCGCTGGCCCCGGCCCGGCGTAGCAGTACCGGCATGACCCGCTCATGGGGGAAATTGTAATTGTCTACGGTATCCCTTTGGACCTCCGGGTCAATCTGCATTGAGATGACCATATCGGCAAAGTTCTTGAGCTGGGAAGTATAGCGGGCGTCCTTCCCCTTCATCATGGCATCGAACTCGGCACGGGCCAGTGGATCGTTGGCCAGCGCGGCATCCAATGCCACAACGTCCTCCGCATTGGCTTCAATGATCGCCTTGGCCATTGGCATGATGGCCTTGGAGACCTCGCTCCCCGTGACGGCTGCCTGCCCCTCTTCAGTTGCAGCGAGGAATTCCTCTACCCTGCTGGCAGCCTCTGCATTTGCGAGTTGATCACC